GCTAAACGCGAATGACCCTCAAGAAGTCGCCGAGACGTGGAAAGACAACGATCTCTCCCAAGGACTGACGGCAAACACTGTGCGTGTCATCCATGCGTATGTCCGAGAACTGGATGGAACTGTAAGCCACTATCTGGCCCGGTATGATGGTGAAGGCGACTGGCTCTATAAGTGTGAGGGCAAGTTCAAAGACTTCTCTTCCCTGCTTACATCCTTTATCGGTAGTGTTGGCAGCAATGGTGACTTCCAGTCTATTCGTGGGGTCGGCTATCGTCTGTTCCCTGCAACGTCTGGGCAGAATCGTCTGCTCAACAAGTTCCTCGACCAAGCCTGTATCGCCTCGACCCCTCATTTGTCCACCAGCAACGAGGACGCGAACGTCGAGCAGATGATCAGACCGATGGGTCCATACATGCTCATGGCAGATGGGACAAGCTTCCAGGAGATCCAGACACCTGATTTCAGTAAGAACCTTATCCCAGCGATCCAATCTCTGGAAGGAATCTTCCGTTCACGGGCCGCGTCGTCTGCTCCTGTTGCGGCAAGCGGAATGGATCGAACGCAGAAGACCAAGTATCAAGTGCAGACTGAGACGGAGCAATCGGGCGCTCTGCAGTCAAGCGGGTTCTCGATGTTTATGGCAGCGTGGGAGCGTCATTTGAGATGTGTGCTGTCTCGAGTGTCCAGAGAGGATTACTTGATCACCGACCCGGGCGGGAAAGAAGTCCACGAACTTCGCCTGCGTCTCCTCGCCCGAGGAATTCCCCTTGAAGCCCTCTACAAGCTTGACGTGAAAGCTGCTGAAGTGAATACCGGACTTGGCAAAGGCAGCGCAAGTGAGCGCCGATCAGTGGTCAACATGCTGAACGAGACCCTTTGGCCGAGACTTGATGCCAAGGGCAAGAATATCCTCAACCGCATGACCGCAGCCAGCTACGCGGGAACGCAGATTGCCAAGATGCTTGTCCCCGACATCATCGGAGGCAGACCTCCTATCGATGCACAGGTCGCGCAGCTTGAGAATAGCCTCATGTCTCTTGGCAAGCCGCCAGCCTTTGAGCCGAACCAAGATCATGTCATCCATATCGACAAGCACTTGGAAGACCTCTACCAGATCAACACTCAGCTTACTCAGATGCAGATCGAACTGCGTCCGGCCATTGATCAGATGCAACCTATCTGGGAGCATTGCATCAACGACCATCTCCCACTCATCGATCCAAGCAACCAAGACTACCGCAGGTTCAAAGAAGCCCTGCAGCAGCTCGGTGAACTCATCAAGAACAGTCGCAAGCACCTTGACGCGGAAGATCAGCGTGCGGCAGAAGAACAGGCTGAAGCCCAAGGGCAGGAGGCTCCAGAGGCACCATACGGTGGAGCACCCGCTGGCCTATTTGCAGCAGCGGTCGATGCCAACGCGAGAGCGGCAAGTAAAGATGCTGCGGTGATCGAGAAAACCAAGGCGGAGACCCAGATCATGCTTGAGAAACACAGGCAACAGCTGGCGGCGAACGACGTGAAACTTGCTCTGGACGTCAAGAAAAGCCAAAATAGGTAACACGAACATTCGTGCTAGACAGCCCAGCATATTTCGATAAACTGAAAGGGTAAATGATAACTACTCACCTTCAAACGTCTAAAGAAATATACAGGTTTAGGCAAAACAAAGAAGCTGTCGGGAAACTCCAAGAGCTTTTGTCTGACCCCGTGATGAAGTCGGCCATGACTATGGTAGAGAATCTGTCCAGACCGTCAGTGCTGCCCGAATTGACTCCCACGGTGCATCACGACACATCGATTGCCCACTATATGCACATGCTCATTGGGGTAAACAAAGCCATCGCAATGATCAAACGTATGGCTGTCGACGTGGACAGCGAAGAAGACACTGACTTTAGCGAGGATGAAGCCGGAGATTTTGAGTCTTACGGTCACGAAATTAAGGCAATTAAACTCCCTAAAACCAAATAACCTATATGTCAGAACCCATTACGGCCCCAACGCAAGCACCAGCATCCCCCGCTCCAGCGGCACCATCGTCTAGCCCAGCTAGCGTCTCCTCGGCTCCACCACCTTCCGGAGGCATGGACTTGATGAGTGAACTCTCCGACAGTATCTCAGAGGTGAAAAACGGGAAAGCCCCTCAAAAGCCCAAAGCCGCTTCACCAAAGGCCCAAGAGAAGAAGCCAGAGATTGCAGCTAAGGAAGCAGCAAGCGGTGAGAAGCCTACTGAGAAGCAGCCTTGGGAAGTTGAGGCAGCTTCAGGCAAAGAAGAGCCAGCTGCTGAAGAAACTCCGACCGAAGAGAAGATCCCTGATGATGTCAGGACTCCAGAAGCCAAGGCCCGCTGGACTGAGTTGAAGAAAAGTCAGAACGAACTCAACAAACTCAAGCCAGAGTATGAAGCTTTGAAGGAAGAGGTCGAAAAGCTGCGAGCTACTCCAGAAAAGGTTCCGGCGGAAGTTGAGGCTGAACTCAACGAGCTTCGTCAGTTCCGTGCGGCCTACAAAGTCGAAGAGTCGCCCGAGTTCAAACAGTATGTCACCGAACCGTGGACTGAACAGGTAACCGCAATTCAAGAAGTCGCGGAATTTGCGGGGATCGATGTGGATGCTCTACTCAAGGCTACTGACGAACCGAATACGCTTCGTCGGGCACAGGCGATCAAAGCGGCTCTGGCCGAGTCCACAGAGGATGTTGACTCCCACGCTATTGAGATCGTGATGCGTGCGGCGGACAAACTCCACAAGGAAGTCTACCCAAGCCAAGCCCGACTAAAAGCTCAGGCTCTAGAAATCCAAAACGCCTTCAAAGGCAAAGAGGAACTGGAGAACAGTCAGAAGGCCCAGGAGATCGAGCAGAAGTTTAGTGCTTCAGCAGAGCAGATGTATACCACCCTTGAAACCAAACTCAAGGCAACGGGGCTGTTCAACAATAAGGAACTGGCTGAACGAGTCAAAGCGGCAAAGCCGTATGATATCTCTGAGAAGCCAATGGAAGCAGCTTATCAGGCGCAGGCAAGTGCCCTACTACCCGGCTTCATCACCAAGTACAACGAGGTTGTCTCTGAACTCAAGACAGTGAAAGCTGCCCTCGCAGCCCGTGGGAAAGCCGTTGCTTCTCCTTCAGATAGCTCTGAAGCACCAAAATCGACCAGTAGCGAGTACGATGGCGGAGCCAATCTGGAAGACGAGCTTCGCGCCGTTACTCGGAGACGCTAAGACAAATGGTCAGTAGCAATGAGCCTCTTTGGTAAAACAGAGAGGCTCATTCTTTTTATTGACACCTGTTTAGAAAAGATGTATATCTGACACTGAGTATAAAAAGCGCGGTTTGTCGCAAGGAAAGGCTCTATCCTTAGAACAAGCAAAAAGAGCTTAACAAGAGTTGGGGTCGCTCCCCCGATGCACGCAACGAGTCTCAATCTCGCCTTTTGCTGTATCGGACAATCGAGCATCAGGGGCGAAAACCAAAACCCCCAAAACCCCCGACTAATATGGCTAACCTCAATGAAATCTTCGCCCGCGATGCTGAACGTATCCAAGGCGACATCTACCACATCCAGCGTGACCAAGGTCGCGTTTCCGCGCTCATCAAGAAGGAAACCCTTCCTGAAGGCATGGGCTACAACTTCACCACTCCTGTCGTCCAGCGGTCTAACCGCACTGGCGGTGCAGGTTGGGTTGAAGTCCAGGCCGAAGACGGCAGCGGCAATAACTGTACGCCTACCCCCGGCGTCACTACCTCGGCTATCGACATCCTCTCTTGGTCCGCTGAAAAGCGCGTCGAGAAGTCCGATGTGATCTGCCTTGACGACGCTTGGAGCGCTTACAACTTCACCGAACAGGTGACCCGCAAGCGCGAAGAATTCGTCGCCACCATCGTCGACCTCTGGGAAGACGCTGACAAAGACCACTTCTTCAAAGCTGCCGGACACAAAATCGTGTTCAACAGTTCCCTCACCGAAGGTAACTCCACAACCATGCCTGCTAGCGCAGCCACCTACCAGATCAACCAAGACCTCCTTGACTCGATCCGCTCCCGTGGTCTTCGTGACGGCATGGGCAAGGAGCCTTACGCTATGCGCGACGGTGGTCCAGTCCTTCCTCTCATCCTCTCGGATGAAGCTCACCGCACTCTTATCAAGGGCGATGCTTCTATCCGCGAAGACTTCCGCTTCGCGGAAATGGGCAAGGGCGTTGAAGGTGCTACCCTGCTCAAATCGTGGTCCGTCGACAAGTCGTATGGTGGCTTTATGCACATCATCGACACGAAGATGCCACGCTTCAACTTCACTGGTGGCGCATGGGTCGAAGTTCCCTTCTACACCACTGCTTCCGCTTCTATCGGCACGAAGCTGATCCTCAATCCGGCCTATCTCACAGCCGAATACGAAGACGCCTATGTCTGGCATCCAGACGTAGTGCATCGTCTCACTCCGAAGACTCGCTCTTCGGTTGGCGCTGACACCAAGTTCGCTGGTTTCGGCTACAACGGTGAAGTCGTATGGCGCAACATCCCGAACGTGGATGACAACCTGATGGAAAATCAGGGCTTCTGGGCCGCCCAGTTGTATGCCGCTTGGAAACCTATCAAGGTCCAATACGGCTACGTCGTCCGCTTCAAACGTTGCCCAAGCATCGTTGGAGCCGCTTGCCCTACCTACTAATGTAGGTTAAACTAGGGCAGGGGTTGCTAATCACAGCCCCTGCCTTTTTTACTTAAACCAACGACTCTAACATTATGCCACCAATGAACATGGACATGCCAGCAATGGGTATGGACGAAGCAATGGGACAAGAAGAACAGGAACAACTCGATGAGGTGATCTCCTTCGCCCCACCTAAAGGTTTTACCCCTCCGGACGACATGGAAGAAGGAAAACCTTTTGATACCGTCGTTTCGATGGTGATGAAAGGTGGAAAACTTACTCTGCAATCTATCAACGGGGCAAAGCTTTCGCAGATGGAAGAAGAGACTGAGGATATGGAAGAAGGAGAAGAGGAATCAAGCGAGTCTTCTATGCCTTCTGAGGACGGTGGAGCTACTCTCGCTTCCGAAATCAAAAAAGCCGGATACGGACGATAACTATGACTGCATCTCCCTACGCCTCTGACGCAAAGATTGCCGAAGCCCTTGCGGTTATCGGTCAATCCTACGTCGACACCAAAGAATACGGTCTGTATGTTCAGATCGCTATGGCTTTGGCAAACCGAAACGCGACTAGCGGAGACCCAATGCAGAACACAATCGACGCTCTCGGTGGTAGTACATTAGCTACCACCGAGCAGGGCATTTTATCCCAGATTTTTGTCCTTGCTGCTACCGCATGACCGCTTCTCCTTACGCCTCTGATGCAAAGATTGCCGAAGCCCTTGCGGTTATCGAAGCAGAACACGTTGGCACTCGAGAACAAACGATTCTTCAACAGATTTTCGTTGCGTGTGCAACGTCGGGTTCTTCACCGTCTTCTCCAACGCTTTATTACCTTGATCAAGGCTCAGGGCTTTGGGGTGATGCGGATAACTGGTTTGAAGACCAAGGTGGAACTATACCTCATGGCGCAGTCCCAACTGAGAGCGATAATTGCGAAATTAACGCGGGCAATATCGTTGATGAGGTGCCTAGTAGCGGTTATGTCAATGTTGTTAACAATGGCACGGTCACGGCCAACAACGGCACGGTTACCACCAACAACGGCACAGTTACGAGTAACTATGGCACGGTTAACGCCAGCAACACGATTTTCGCTAACTACGGAACGGTTAATATCAACAACGGCACAATCACGGCTAACCCGAGTACGGTCTTTGTTAACTACGGAATGATTACCGACAACACAGGTACGGTTACTCAAAACTGTGGAACCATAGTCAACAATTATGGTTACGCTGGTCCGTGTGAGTAGACAGTACCTAACGACATAAGCCCATGCTCCCCGGACAATCCACTACCCTCAATAACCAGCTTGCCTTTGTTCAAGGGGACACTTGGGGAGGGATTCCATCGATCACGTTTACGCCTGCTCCAAACTACAATGTCGTATCGGCTAGGATGCAGTTTCGAGAATCTAAGGTAGCCGTGCTGCCGTCAGCCACTCTTTCCACTGCGGATAATAGCATCCTAATCAACAACGCGGCGACATGGAGCTTCACTGTTCCGGTTCAGAATCTGCCTCTGACCGCAGGGGTATATGATTGGCAATTTCAAACAACCGACTCTCAAGGTAACGTGCAGACCTACATGCAAGGCACCCTTCAAGTCTATCTCGACATTGTACGCCCATGAGTAACACCATCGAAGTAACAACTGAAGGTGATACAATCATCACGGTAACCCCAGAAGGGGACGTAACTGTGGGGGTTGCCTATAATCCCGTAGCTGGGTCGGGGACTGACACCAATATTGGGATCACTCGAACGAATTCCGCCGTAACGGTGACGTCGAGTTCTGGAACTGATGGCACAATCTTGGCGGCGGACTCCTCAAACGCTGGGGTATTTACCTCGGCAAACTTTAGTAAGTTGGCAGGGATTGAAGCGGGTGCCGATGTGACCGATTTGACTAATGTCGGAGCCGCTTTAACCACAGCCACAGCTAAAGGCACCATCATTGATGCCGACTTGGTAAATATCCAAGACTCAGCAGCCTCTTTTGCGCCAAAGACGACGCTCTGGAGTTTAGTTAAATCCACGTTGAAGACATACTTTGACACGCTCTATCCGTCTGGCTCAGGCACCGCTACAGGGACCAACACTGGAGACCAAAACCTCTTTCAGAATATCGCCGTAGATGGGCATTCGACAGTAGTTGCCGACACGACCAATGATACGCTCACGTTAGTTGCAGGCCCTAACGTCACGCTCTCCACAGACGCCCTTACACGTTCCGTGACGATTACTGCTTCGGGCGGCGGCGGAGGCGGGGGAGATGTCTTCGGCCCAGACATCGCAACGGATGGAGCTTTCGCTTTGTTTGATACGACCACAGGAAAGCTACTCAAGAACGGTTCCGTGCCGGGAGGAGCCGCCACACTCGACGTAGGCACTACTGAGGGCACGGTTGCCGCTGGAGATGACTATAGGCTAACCGATGCCCGCACACCGACAGCACACGCCTCCACGCATGTCACAGGAGGCACAGACGCTATTCAGTCCGCCACCTCTTCTCAAGACGGCTTGGCAACTTCCGCGCAGATCACCAAATTGGATGGGATCGAAGCAGGTGCAGATGTCACAGACGCTACGAATGTTTCGGCTGCTGGGGCGGTGATGAAAACTTTGGCGGATGCCAAGGGCGATCTTTTTGCCGCCACCGCTGCTGACACCGTGACCCGCCTACCTATCGGGGTATCAAATGGGCATGTGCTGACCGTCGACTCTGCGGAGACAACTGGGATGAAATGGGCAGCTCCTTCTGGTTCGGGAGGCGATGTCGTTGGCCCAGCAAGCTCGACGGATAATGCCTTTGCACGGTTTGATGCTACCACGGGCAAGCTGCTTCAAAACAGCACAGCCACCTTGGACGACGTGGGCTTGGCCTCCTTGGATGGGGTGCAGTTTTCGACCACTCCGACCTCTACGGCGGGTCAGGCAAAAGCTGTATGGAACGCGACAGACAGTTGCCTCAGCATCGGGCTTAATGCTTCCGTCAATGCCCTTGTTGGAACTGACTCGCATGTTCAGGTTTACAATGAATCAGCAAGTACCATGACGGTGATGCAGGTGGTTCGACAGAGCGGGTCTTCTGGGACTCGTCTCAGTGTTGGGCTAGCCTTGGCTAATACAGACGCTGCTTCAGCTACCACTATTGGGGTAGTAGCTCAGTCCATAGCGAGCAACTCTCAAGGATTCATCCAAACGGCAGGACTCCTACAAGGAGTGAATACGAATGCTTTCAACGAAGGAGACACTCTTTGGTTATCGGCAACAACCGCTGGGCTTATCACCAACGTCAAGCCAACTGCTCCGAATCACGGGGTAAGGATTGGCTATTGTATCAAGAAGGCAGGTGGAGCTGGAATTATTCTGATCGACATCCTCAACGGCTTTGAGCTTGACGAGCTACACGATGTCAAAATCACTGGTCCTGTCACGGACAACAGCTTCCTAGTCTACGACACAACCTCCTCAGTATGGATCAACGAAGAACCTTCGGCGGCGAAGACCTCTATCGGACTTGGCAGTGTCACAAACGACGCTCAGACCAAGGCTGCAGTTGTCCCAAACACGGTGCCAACGGCGGGCCAGCTACTTGTTGGGAACGCCGGAGGAACAGCCTATGCGCCTGTATCGCTCAGCAACGACGCTACCGTAGCCAGCACAGGCGCACTCACGCTAGCGACGGTCAACAGTAACGTCGGGGCTTTTGGGAGCGCAACACAAGTTCCTGCGGTGACCGTAAATGCCAAAGGCTTAGTGACCGCTGTTAGCGTGTCGCCTTTGCCAACGGAGATTCAAGTAGCTTGTTCTGACGAGACGACGGCACTAACTGTTGGGACGGCTAAAGTGACTTTCCGAATGCCTTATGCGATGACGCTAACGGCAGTTCGAGCCAGCGTCACAACGGCCCCGACTGGATCAACGCTGATCGTAGACATCAATGAAGGCGGAACGTCAATTCTGAGTACTAAGCTGAGTATTGATGCCACAGAAAAGACAAGCACAACTGCGGCAACTCCAGCCGTCATTAGCGACTCAGCTTTGGCGGATGATGCTGAGATTACAATCGACATTGATCAAATTGGAAGCACCGTTGCAGGCGCAGGTCTGAAGGTAACCCTCATCGGCACACGCGCATGATCATTAATCCGTATACCTTTGCCGCCGCCCCAGCCCCGTCTCAACTAATTAACGAGCAGTTCGAGGCACCGGGGGCTACTGGGTGGACTAGTAATACGACATCCCCAAACTTGGCTTGGAATGATCAGTATACAGTATTGTCTACCCCAACGCCTCCCTTTTTCCCAGTTGCCCCACTTTTAGGGAGCTACTCGGGGCGAATTCAAGCAACCGCGACAACTCCGAACCGAGTAAACGCTCAAAAGACATTCACTTCATCTGCAAATGTGTACTGTCGTTTCCTCCTAAATCATCAAAGGGTGAGCGCAGGAAATAGCACTTTTGCGACTATTCGAGACTCGTCCGGTAACATTCTTGTAACCGCTGGGCTTGCCAACGCTTCGTCGCTAGCAAGAGCCAGCATAGCCGGGGGGTCTACCGTAAACGCTATCACCCCGCCAACGCTTGGAACAACTTATTACGCTTGGTTTGAGTATGAAAAAGGAACGGGAACAGTAAACGCCATTTGTCGCTTCGGATACTCAACTACGTCGACTCGTCCGACGTGGCCTACAACAGGGACTGGAAGCGGGTTTTTAGCTGTCACGACTAATGGCGGGATCTCAACGGCAAATGCGGACAGAATTATGTTTGGGACTACCGCAGCAGCTACAAACTACGACGTAATTATCGACGACATCCAAGTACAAAGCACGCCATTCGCATGAAGATTCTTTTTCACACCTCCACGGCAACTCTGAAGCCTTACCCCCGTGCAGACGAGGAGCCTGTCATTGGCCTCGACCCAAGCTACGAAATTTTTGATGTGGTCCAAGAGGCACTTCCTGTTTATGACGAGGCTACGCAATACCTGACAGCAACCGAGACACTCGACGTGCCAGCCAAAACCGTGACTCGGGGGTGGCAGACCAACGCACTCCCAACCACCAAAGTCTGGGCAAATGTGCAGGAGTTCATGGCGGTCTTCACGATGGCGGAGAAAGCAGCTATTGCTCTGAGCGCGGACCCAACCGTAGCGGCTTTACGACTTGAGCTTTCGACGTGGCTTTCCGAAGTACACGCAGACGATGAGCGTGTTGTGCTCGGGCTTGATAAGCTCGTTGAGCTAGGTATTATCGCGCAAGCTCGCAAGGACGACATTACCACTATTTAGCTATGAATGACCACCACATCACCCCTTTCGTTGGCTCTTTTATCGCTTTTATGAGCACCGTCGCGACCATGGCGGAAATGGAAGCTTGGCTCAAACTTTTATCACTCGCAATCGGGACACTAGCTGGTATACTTGGATGTCTCTCAGCAATCAAGAATCTACGAAAATGAAAACCTATCTACTCAAAAACTGGAAAACTTCACTTGTCGGCGTATTCGCTATTCTCGCCGTGATCACCTCAACTTGGCTCCCGCAGTTCAAAGACGAGCTTGACACCGTCGTCGGTGTCCTTGTCGGACTTGGACTGCTTGCAGCTAAAGACGGCGACAAGACTGGAGTCTAACCAAACGCAGGGTAAGGAGCGACCTTCTAAATCGTAGCCTACAGCGGTGTGCAAGTCCCGCCCTTGCTCCACTTTTTATGCTTGTCCTCCTTGACCTGCTCACCCTAGCCTTGAGAGTTTGGCTTGCGGTCAATGCCTCAAAACCTTTTCAACGACTCTATGAAATTGATCGTGAGATTTACCGTCTGTCTATTAACGCTACTGAATCTATGCTGCTGCAAATCGAAGCCCTTGACCGAGAGCGCAGAGTCCTTGATAAACTCGTCGGCACTTTACACGCCGACCTCTGTGACAAGCATTAAAGGCGCGCAGTACCAGTTTGGTGAAGGCGTCTGGACGGGAACGGGGGAGTACCTCTATTCTCAAGCGGCATTCACCCGCGCACTAACCATAGGAAGAAGCAAGTAACGCTATGACCAAAACGGAAATCGTCAGAGAGTTCATCACACGGTTTCCCGATGTGGAGAACCGCACCCTCGCACGGCTAATGCTCAAAGAGCACCCAAAGGTTTTTTTATCCGTTGAATCGGCTCGCGATATTGTGAGAAAACTCCGAGGGGCGAAAGGGACGCATCAGAAAAAGTACGTCGCAGACAAATCCCTGTTTAAACCTATCGGCTGGCAACAGAACGTCATGCCGAAGACGCACGCCACGACGCGCAAGCCTGTCGTCCTCGACGGTGCGCTGAAGGTTCTGATCTTGTCCGATGTCCACATCCCTTACCATGACGAGGTGGCAGTAGCAGCGGCTATCGCCCACGGCAAAAAGAAGAAACCAGATGTAGTCATCCTCAACGGGGACATCGGCGATTTCTATGGGGTGTCTCGGCACGACAAAGACCCTCGCCGATCACTAGCTGATGAGCTTGACGCGATCCGCCAATTTCTTTTCCATCTCCGCAAGCAGTTTCCTGATGCTCGTATCCTCTACAAAATTGGAAATCATGAAGCGCGGATGGAGATGTTTCTCGTCAAAAATGCGCCAGTCCTCCTCGGTGTCGCGGATTTCGAGCTTCCTGTGTTGCTCAAGTTTGCGGAACTAAACATTGAGCTGGTGCCCTCACTGACTCTTATTCGGTTAGGCAACCTCCCCATCTACCACGGTCACGAATTACCACAGGGCATGTCGTCTCCCGTCAACCCTGCGCGTGGTATTTGGATGCGCGTGCAGGAATCTCTGATTTGTGGGCATTGGCATCGAACCAGTGAGCACACCGAAAGCACTGGTCTGAACAAGAAACTTTCGTCCTGTTGGAGTGCGGGTTGTCTCTGTGATTTGAGTCCTGACTACGCAATCGTGAACCGCTGGAACCATGGATTTGTCTGGGTAGAAACTCAGGCAGATGGCAACTACGAAGTGTCCAATCACAAGATCATCAACGGGAGGGTTTACTGACCAATGAGAGTTATTTGCATCGACCCCGGACACGGTATGTCCAACCGCAAGCCTCTCGTCTATGACTCGGGTGCCGAAAGCAAAGGCTACACCGAAGCGGCTATCGTTATGGAGTACGCCAATGTGCTTCGCTTAGAATTGGTCGCCCGAGGCTTCAAGGTTGTGCGAACCCGAGTTGACCACAAAGATCCTTGCCCTGTATCTCGACGAGACGACATCGCTAAAGCCTACGGTGCTTTGTGTATGATCTCACTCCACTGCAATGCCGCTGACGGCAATGCTCGCGGAACAGAGACTTTCTTCCGTGGTGAGGATGATCGCGCTTTCGCTCAAGTGTTGAACACGGCCATCGTGAAGGCTATGGGAACCAAAGACCGAGGGGTGAAAACTGAAAAGGATTCACAGCACTCATCTCTAGCAGTCATGGAATTTGACAAGTGCTGGTTGGTAGAGCTTGGCTTTATCGACAACAAAGAAGACCGTGCTCTCATGCTCTCAACGACAACTCGCCTTGCCGTTTGCAAAGCGATAGCGGATGCGATTGCGACAAAGTTTGCTTGATTTGGTTTGTGCTTCAGATATGGAGGGGGCCTACGAAAAAACAAAATGACACATTTCAAAAAGCCAATCATCGCCTTCACAGGACTCGCTCAATCTGGAAAAACTACCGCAGCGAAAGCCTTCATGGCTATCGGGTATGATCAAATGTCCTTTGCCGGACCCTTAAAGGCAATGGTGCAATGCTTGACCTCCTGCACGGACAAGGATGCCCGACCACCTGCTCTTTGTGGGAAGTCTCTCCGCGAAGTTTACCAGTCCTTGGGGACCGATTGGGGGCGCGAGATGATCGGGCAAGACATCTGGATTCTCGCAGGGCGTGCGCGCATCGATACGCTTCTTGGTGATGTCGAAAGCGACATTATCCGTGGCATCGTGATCGACGACATCCGCTTCGACAATGAGGCGGAATTGGTCCGAAACATGGGCGGGGTTGTCATAGAGATTACCCGTTCCAGCATCCCTCAAATGGATCATGCTTCCGAAGCAGGAATCTCTCGCGACCTGATTGACTTCAGCTTTGCCAACGAAGGGGACATATTGACCCTACAACGCCAAGTTCGGGACTACTTGCTAGTGCGTTGAAAAAAGAGTAGGTTTCTGTCAACATGACCCCTGCAAATTCCGCTTCTAAGCTACTGCCCTCTCAGCGGGTTCCGTTTACTCCGTTGAGCACGGACGTTTTCGTTGTCGAGAGCTTCAATGTTGTCCAGTCACCAAATGATTCAATTCCGGGTTACGGGACACCACACGACACTATCTCCAAGCTCAAGTCTTGGCCGAATCACAAGTTCTGCCTTCAGACTCAGGCGGATGAGCAGGGCAATTATCAGCGTTGGTATGTAGCGGACCAAGAGACGCAAAATCTGTACAACTACGAGATCAGCGATGCGGGGCCGTGGAAGTCCATCTCCCAGACTTTCGTTATCCCGAGAGCGGAGTATGTAGCGTTGCCTGCTTCTCCTGCGACAACGTATCCGGCCCCTCCAAACCCTCCGATTGACCCCACGGGGTATTCGATCACATCGACCCAAGAACAGAAAATAGGTGAGCCAAAACTCGACAGCCTTTATGTAGCGGTGCAGGTAGTTCGGGAGAAAATCACGGACACGCAGACGCAATATTCCGTCGATCTGGACACGAATACCGTTCGGGAATCCGTGAGCCAGAAAGTGCCTGCGGGCACCCTTGCCACAGTAGTCGGTCCTTCTGGCACCTACAAAAACGTGGACCCAAGCAACTCTCTTTGGTCAACGGCTACAACAAGGAAAGCTGCGGGGCTAGCAGGCAGTGCGGTAAACGGGGTGGCCTCCAGAACCCTCTTTTACCGTGATAACTACTCTTGGCCAAGAGTTCTCAACTACATCAGTATTCAGGGCATCAATTCAGATCCGAGGGATATTTCTTCCCCAGTCGTTAGCTATTCTTGGTTTCCCGTTTGGCTAGCCGACGCTTTTGACGGGCCATGCGACTACACCTTGGTTGAACGCTGGACTCTTGTAAAACCCGTATTCGACGGCGATGGCGGCTGGAATACTGGCACCGTATGGAACTCAACAACGGTCTATGCACTCAATGCTTACGTCACCTATGCAGTTGGCAGCACCCCCGCTTACTACAAATGCATACAGGCTCCCGCCTCGGTAACCCCGCCTGACGAGGCTCCGCTGTATTGGAAGGAGGTAGCCCCCGAAATCCCCACAGAAACGCCGATGTTGAAGACCGAAATCGTCTTCCGAGGGTCTAACCTAAATATTAGCATCCCTGCCTGCTTACACGAAAGTCTGCGGATCTGGGACACCCAATTTTCGGCGAGTTACGCGGCAACGAACCCACCTCGTTGGCCCGCTACCGTACTGGCCCGCGTCACAGTAGCTCCTGACCAAGGGGGCTATCTGACTCGCATGTTCTATGTGAACTCGCCCAGCACGGCGGGCGTGGCTACGGGTATCCGTTTGGTCCAGACTGCGGGATCAGCGCGTGGATTCACGTTAGCGGCTACCATTGCGCGAGAAGTGCCAAACATACCGAGCGATACCTTGCAGCTTTATATCTCAACTAGCCCCAATTTTGGCGCTGGTAATTTTCTAGGGAGTTACGACGGCTCTTTTGTTATGGAAGGAAGTCATACGTTGGGTACACAAAACACGTTGGAGGCCGTTATCACAGGAGCCACGCCCGGCGTCACTTACTATGCCAAAGCTGTTGGAGGCGGCGTTACAAGCCGTCTTTGCGTTGCATCTACAGACCCCCAACCTGAGCTGTCCATTACGGGAAGCGACGTCGCTATTGCAGGGAATGACCCAGATGGTTTTCCCGTTGAGGCCAGCACCGCAGATGACGCACAAGTCGGCTCCCAAAGCACCCTACCGTTGGTGCTAAGGAATATTGGCTTAGAAACCCTAGCTGGGTTTTCGGCTAAAATCACTTCCGACGATCCGTCCCATGCGGGGATGTTTACTTTTCAGCAGCTACCTGTCTCTATCCCCCCATCAAACGCGAGCGATTGGAGTGTCTTCTTCAAACCAATTTCTTTAGGGTATAAGACAGCCACCATCGCCATTCAAAACAACTCGGCGGACGTCTTCTACCTCCACGTTGCGGGGACGGGAGTCACTGTGGCGATTCAAGTCGAGTTGGTCATAACACCACCAACAACACCGCCGACCCCCAACCTCATTCTTGTTAACGGAGAGAGCACGGTCTCTTTTGGAGTAGTGACCGACGTCCCCGTAGTGAAAACCTTTGTTATCCGAAATGTGGGCAACGATACCATCCCTCTTCAAAATTTAGCCTTGTTGATGGACGGAGCCAACGGTCCTGACTTCAAGTTTTCTGATTTGACGGTCGACTCTCTAGCTAGTGGTGTGTCCACAACTTTTACCGTTACTTTTGATCCAGTCGTAGACTCGCTAACTTCGGATACCCGCACGGCTACGCTTTTAATCACTAGCAGCGACCCCAACAAAAGCCCTTTCACGGTTTACCTCACGGGCTTTTCACAGAACCCAACTGCTCCGGGCGCAGTGGATCTTGATTGGGATGCTAATACCAACGGCACCGTTTACGGCATCGCTCATCAGTCTGATGGCAAGGCTATCCTCGTCGGAGACTTTACTGTGGTAGACGGGGCTACCTGCAATCGAATCGCCCGAGTGGACGCTACAGATGGCTCCGTGGACGCTACTTTTGACACCGATCCCGGTGCTAACGGTATCGTCCGCTGCGTTCTTGTTCAGCCAGACGGAAAGATTATCATTGGCGGGGACTTCACTAGCGTTGCAGGTTCTGCCCGTAACCGCATTGCCCGACTTGATTCAGCGGGGGTTATCGATGCCACCTTTGATCCCAATGCTAATGGGCTAGTCCACTGTTTGGGCTTGTGTCCAGACGGTAAGATCATGGTAGGAGGCGACTTTACCGATATTGGTGGAGGGACTAAAACTTACCTCGCACGGTTGAATGCCGACGGCACTTTGGACGCAGGGTTTGTTAGCGAAGTGGAGACCGTCTCCAACCCCGGCAGAGTCAACGGCATCCAGATGCTTTCAGACGGGGGCATGTACATCGTCGGAAATTGGTATGATAGCAGCAACACGACTACTACGACCACAACTACGACTACTACTACTACTACAGCCCCTCCAACAACGACGTCCACTACCACTACTACGACCACTACCGAGCCTCCGACTACCACGACCTCGACAACCACGACTACCTCTACCACTACTACCACAACGACAACAACTCCGCCTCCGACAACCCCACCACCAACAACTCCGCCTCCGACAACCCCACCACCAACAACTCCGCCTCCG